CATCAGGAGAGGGAAGGAATGGGAATGAGGTGAAATATTGCTCCCGCTCAATCCTCACCAGTGTTGCGACGGCCGCAAGATCTGGCGGCAATTCAGACAACGGGCCGACTTTCCCTTTTGCCTTGACAATAATCTTGTCGGGCTCATAGCCAGCGACTACGCGCAAGACCTTTTCACTGTCTTTGTGGACGGTGACAATCCACGGTTCTTTGATTCCATCGCCGTCCAGATCATACAAAAGATGCTGCTCGAATAGCTCCTGTTGAGCCTCTTTCTCTTCATCGTCTGTCGAAACAAGGTTATCGTATTCCTTGTACGTCCCTTCCCTCATCTTCTCTTTGATCTGGTAAGGGAATGACCGGATGCGGTGCGTCATGCGGGGAGCGGTTTCAAGTGACCGGATATTATTGCTGACAATGAAGTCAATCGGCCTGATCCATTCGGAACAGTTGCGCCCGTAATACGGGTCGAAATAGCTCTTCTTGAACTCGTGCCCCTCAATCGGCATAGCGAGAAGCATGCGGTCCATGTCTTCCACCCAATCCGGCATTTCGTCTGAAAGCTGATAGGACATATGCTGTCCGACACGCTCGGCACTCTGCGACTTCTGTCCGTTCGGGTCGGCTCCGGTGACAGCGCCCTTAACAATGCTCTTTCCCGGCACGATTGACCCGTAGGCTCTTGCGTGGAATTGGAGAGCAGCGACTGTAAGCACGGGGAATTTGACGTTCGCAGGGTCTACCCAAGGAAATGTTTTTTCTTCCACCACCTGTAGAGCGGCGTCCATGGCGTCGATAGCGCGATCAAGCCATTCCTTACGGCTGGATTCGTCCTCTTCCGTGTCCCTGACAACCTGGCGTCCTAATTTTGTAAGCGTCTCTGCGGGGAGTTGATTACAAATATTCGATGATTCGTGAAGGGTGAGAAGGTTTGAAACGATGTCGAAAAAAGAGAAGGCACGCCCGTCTTTAGTGGGCGTGCCTTCGTCTTCGATCTGTTGTTCGTCCATGCTTTCAGTCTCCCGACTGTGTACACACTGAGTAATTTACTGCATTATCGACATTTAACACAATTTGTCAAGGGTTTTTAATAGCCTCCTGATCGGCTGCGACCTGTTATCGGTGGACGCCATTCTTCGTCTTCATCGTCAACTGCTCCGTTTATCATCCCTTCAAACAAATCTGTGAATGCCCAAACATAAGCATCTGCTCTGTTCGGGCTACAGTCGCCCAAATATCCTTTTGTTGTGAAGGCACAAAGCTCGTCTTCGAGGTCGGCAAAGAATCCAGCATGTCGTATCTTTCCCTTCTCGGCAAGGGCGGAGACCGGTTCGGCTCTTACAACCTTTCCCCTGGTTGCTGTGACCTTACGAAATGGCGTCCGGCGCCTGGCCGTTTGGATGACATGCTCAACCATTGCCCCGCCGTAGTTGGTCTCAGCTACCACGGCGTCGGCCCTGTGGCGGTCATATGCAAGCGCAACGATGTTTCCCCATGTCGCAGGGCCGGCTTTCACTGTTAAGTCTTCAAGGACATTCGTCCTCTTCCGTGTCCCTGACAACCTGGCGTCCTAATTTTGTAAGCGTCTCTGCGGGGAGTTGATTACAAATATTCGATGATTCGTGAAGGGTGAGAAGGTTTGAAACGATGTCGAAAAAAGAGAAGGCACGCCCGTCTTTAGTGGGCGTGCCTTCGTCTTCGATCTGTTGTTCGTCCATGCTTTCAGTCTCCCGACTGTGTACACACTGAGTAATTTACTGCATTATCGACATTTAACACAATTTGTCAAGGGTTTTTAATAGCCTCCTGATCGGCTGCGACCTGTTATCGGTGGACGCCATTCTTCGTCTTCATCGTCAACTGCTCCGTTTATCATCCCTTCAAACAAATCTGTGAATGCCCAAACATAAGCATCTGCTCTGTTCGGGCTACAGTCGCCCAAATATCCTTTTGTTGTGAAGGCACAAAGCTCGTCTTCGAGGTCGGCAAAGAATCCAGCATGTCGTATCTTTCCCTTCTCGGCAAGGGCGGAGACCGGTTCGGCTCTTACAACCTTTCCCCTGGTTGCTGTGACCTTACGAAATGGCGTCCGGCGCCTGGCCGTTTGGATGACATGCTCAACCATTGCCCCGCCGTAGTTGGTCTCAGCTACCACGGCGTCGGCCCTGTGGCGGTCATATGCAAGCGCAACGATGTTTCCCCATGTCGCAGGGCCGGCTTTCACTGTTAAGTCTTCAAGGACATATCCATTTCCATCCGTACCGAGTCCAGCGACGATAATACCTATGGCGTCATTGTCGGCGTTGTCGGTGTCCTCGGCTCCTGAGGGGTCAACGGCGATAATGACACGCTGCATATCCGGCAAGTCTTTAAGCGCTCTCCACGTTTCAACGTCCTCAAGAGTCCAAAGCGCTCCCTCGGTAATATCGCCAAAACGCCCCTCAAGGAATCGCAACTGTAACCTAGCCGGCAATGATTCAAGCGTTGCAATGTACGTGCTTGGCAGATTTACTTCGTTGTCTTTGGGGTTGATGACCATTGCCGCGTGATCGTCCCGGTTGATCTCTTTTTTGCTCTCAGGGTCTCGGCCTTTGACAAATATCTGATATGTCCAATGGGCTTGACTTGGGGGGTTGCAGTCATAGTACATTTTGAGGCGTAAAGGCTTCTCAACTCCCCCCACGGTATGTGTCACGCTCTGCGCCAAGCGAGTTATGGCGAGGTTGCGTGAATTGTAAGGTATCTGACTGCACTCGTTGAGATAAATCGTCGCGTATTCTTGCCCCAATATTTTTTCTGTGCGCTCCTTGTCGTCCAGACCGCCAAACCATATCTGTGAGCCGTTGGGGAATTGAACAAACCAGTCCGTCTTGTCGATATGAAACGTCACCTGTTCAAAGCACAGTCTCATGACCTTGGGGAACGTGTCGTGAACGATTGAAGCCTTGACGTGGTTGAATCGGTAGCGCAGGACAACGTGGCGAGAGTTTGGGGAAGCAAGGGCGCGCAGGATGATAGCGCGAATCAAAAGGAAAGTTTTACCGCTTCGGCTACCACCAAACAAAAGGCAATGGGTTGCATCTTCGCCGAGCATCCGCATTGCCTCTATCTGCTTTTTTGTGAGTTTTGCGCTCAAAATTCACCTTTTATTTATTTAGACTTAAATCGAAAAGTCATAACGGCCAAAATTTACAAGAATCGTCTTTACTTTTCAGCGAGGCTAAAGAACTCCGGCGTCTTCCTGCGAAATGGTCATGGCAATCTGGCCGGTTAACTGAGTTTCGCTCTTCTCCTTCAAACCAAGTTCCCGCGCTATAATATTGGCGTTTAGGAGGTCAGCAGACGCGCCGGTAAACTTCTGATTGTAGATGATTTCATCTATGCGCGTTGTGACTTGGGAAAAATCTTCCTTTGTTTGGTAGTCTTTCCATGTTGTGAAGTCGATATCAAGAAAGATGCAAAGCGCGGTTGTGGTCATGGCTCTCATTTTGGGGAGTTTTTCCAGAGTATTAACCCCTTGATATGAGCATATCTTCCCTTCTATGAGGGGGTTCTCTTCGTTCCAGTGGAAATACTCACAAGATGCCGCCCACAGATCTTCCGGTGTAGGGAAAATAGGCTTGCGTCCGTGGCTGCTGCGTGCTTCCCAGAAACGATTTCCCTTCGGTGCCGCCACGGGTTCGCCCTCTTCTTTCTCTTCTTCTGGTGGCGCTTCAACCTTCTTGCGCTTCATGTCGCTATCCTTCCGTTCTTCCTGTGTCTCAATTATCGTCGTATCATCGCCTGCGCGGCCACAAAGTACTGATATTCGTCGTTCTCAGAAAGGGATGCAGATATACCGCCAATCGGCTCCCACCCATCGGCAATCAATCTATTTACCTCTCCAATCAGTTGTTCTGTCGTCTGGCATTCAATAGCTTTGTACTCCATGATATTCCTCCTAAGGAAAATCGCCTAACAAAAAAATAAACACGGACTGAACACCGTCAGTGCTGCCCCGAATGGGGCTGGGGTTCGCCATTGGTGCGCCGCAGCAGGTTATTTCTAACCGTTAGGGTGATTCGAGCTTTCGGATTTTCTCGAAAAGCTCCAACCACCGGAAAACTATTCCCGGTGGGCGGCGGGCATTTTTCGTCCCGTCCGCCTCCCATCCCTGCCACGTCGGATAAGGCGTCCCGGACAGGCGGGCAGCCTCGGCCATGGACAGCCCGGCTTTACGCCGGGCGTCTCTCAGATTGGCGGGGGTCATTCTTCATCATCCTCTACTTCTTCGGCCTCAATCTTGACGTGTACCCGCCATTCCATATTGTCGGAATTTTCGTCATTTTTCCAGTACTCAACGACTTCACCGGCATCAACATAGTCGTCAGATTCGGTCTCCAGATATTCGCGATTCTCCGGGGTGTCATCACAATACGAAATTTCGTTGTGACTGATGCTGTTTTCAATTGCTTCCTGCGCGGTCGTGAATGTCGTCATGGTCTGTCTCCTTGTTAGGTTGTTTTGTTCCGCTCTTGATTATGATTATACCTGCATTGCAGGTCATTGCAAGCAAAAAAGACGTGCAATGCATTTATTTTTTGAGCGGTCTACAAAATCACCCTAACCCGACGATGCAAGAGGACGCTTCGCGCCCTTGATCTTGATCGTTATGGCGCTCACCCCTTAATAACCGCTATCAAAAGTGCCAAGCACATCAGACCTACCCACCCTAGCGGAGTGCAAAACAGCAAAATAAGGAAAGCCCAAAATCCATCCATTACTAACTCCTATCCGCGCCATAACAAGGCGCTCATGCCCAAATGTCGGCTGTTTTAATTATTGTTCCGGGCCTGAGAAAATACTGTTCACAGTCGGCAATATAATAAACCTCTCCCCAATACACCATGATCGATCATCTCCCGCGCCATAACCAGGCGCTGCAAGTCGGACGCTACGCGCCCTTGAGCTTAATTCGTTATAAGGCTAAATATTCAGGCCCGTAATACATCAACTGTTGCCGTGGACGCTCCCAGCATGGGGCGCTGTTGTGTGCTTCGATGCGAGCCGCAATCACGGCAGCTCGTTGACTGGCAGTCGGCGGGGCATAAATCCCGAATCGACCAGTCAAGCTCTTGTTCTGTGCCACATTGGTGCTGTCGGCGCTCGCCAGCGGCAACCTTGTGAAAATATCCGGGGCCATCATCCGCAGACCGTGAAGTTTGCAGCAAGGGCGGCCATGCTCGTCGCATATCACGTCCATTACTGTCGCCATGCGATTCCACCACCCATCCGTCCCGGGGTTCGGCCATGCACCAGAACTGCCGAGGGCTACGGTATGCCACTCATTCGCCAACCGTTCCAACCTCTCCGGTTTTTCGTGCAGGTGATAGACCGGAACACCGGCAATGTGACGCGGCCAGGCTGCCAGGAGTGCGTCATTTTCGATTGCGGTCCCATTTATGACATCTGGAATCAGTGCCCAATCGAATCCGGGGTGCCGGTGCCAATCCTCACACCAACTGACATAACCGTCAACGTCAAGGGTTCCGCCCTGTTTCCATGCCGTGAATGCTCCATTATCAAAAACGAACGACCGGCAGACATCGGCGGCAATCGGTAAATCCTCCTGCCGAGGGTATGGTATCAGGATGTTTCGGCCTCGCATAAAGCGCGCAACCTCGTCCCTCGTCCCTCCCATCGGTGTTCCGTGGTAGTGTTTCATTGCCACCTCAAAATA